TATTTTTTGATAAGTAAAATAAATCAAAGAAGGTTGACATTATTATTTTTTTGTTTATTATTGAGCTGTAACAAAATTTTAATTTTAAAAAGGAATATTAAAATGGCTTTTTATATAACACCTAGCGATTCAGATTTAATTCAGATTTTAGTAAATGATAGTTATGCCAATTGGAGTTATGAAGGGGCAAGGGCTTTGATTGATTATTTTAATGATTTTGAAGGACAAGAGGAATTAATGCAATTTGATTCCGTAGCATTGAGATGTGATTTTTCAGAATATAAAACAATCGAGGAAATTTTAGAAAATTATGATTCTATTGAATCGCTTGAACAATTAGAGGATAACACTATTGTTATTCCTTTCAAAGGCGGTTATATCATTCAAAATTTTTAAAAGGGGTTTAAAATGAGAACATATAAAGAATTAAAAGAATTTATAAATGAATTAGAATTAGATATAAACCGATATTATAAATATGATGTTAACGATTTTTTAATTAATGCCATTATAAAAGAAAATGAAAATCTTTTAAAATACTATGAAAGGATAAAATATAAGTTTGAATGTAAATTTAAATATTCCCTTGCATGGTGCTGTAAATATAAAAAGCAATATGATTTTGAAAAATATTTAAAGCATAATGAAAATAGTTTAAAGCCTTATCACTTGAATAAAGAATTAATACATATATAAAAGGGGTTTAAAATGAAAAATGAAACTTATGCAGAATTTGAGAAAAGATTAATTAAACGCGATATTATACTGTTGACCATTGCTTTTATATTGCCTTTTGGCTTTCCTATTGTCTTATATTGGCTTTATTAGTAGCAATGATTAAGAAGCCCCTAACGGGGCTTTTTTTTGGCTTAATAAAATAAATGTAAAAAAGTGTTGACATGTTTAAACATATCATTAAAATACATTTCAGCAACACAACATTTAAACACTAAAAAGGGCTTTAAAAATGAAACGTTCAACATTAATGAATCAATTAGAAACAAAGTTTGACCTTAAAACCGATACAACCGAATCTTTTGGAATTGGTAAGGGTGGCATTTGGATAAGGGATGATATTGCTAATGAAAAAACTGAATTTTATAATTATTCAGAAGGGACTATGGTTGAAAATAATATACTCAATCAATTCTTATTTAAAAATGGGTGGTTCGCTGAACCTTATGATTCTGAAACTATAATGCTGTACCAAATACATTAATAATAAATAATTTTAACGGGGGTTTAATCGCCCCCCTTTTAAAAAGGAAAATATAAAATGAAAAATACAATGAACAGAGAAACTTACCTAAATTTAATCATAGATAAAGCCGAACCAATATTTGCAGAAAATGATTATGATTTGAAAGCATTGAGAGCCAAAATTATGGTTGCATGCGGTTATCCTCCAAACACTAGAATTGGAGCAAAATTTGACACGCTAGGCGTGCATATTAGCCCAAAAGCCTCAAGTATTGGAAAGCATGAAATATTTATAAATCCCGTTGTAGATGATACTTATAATGTTATTGATATATTGCTACATGAATTAGTGCATGCGGTTCAGACTGATTTATATCCTGAAAGCAAATCACATGGAAAAGAATTTATATCTATCTGCAAAAAAGTAGGCATGAACGGCAATAGAAAATATACACAAGCATGTGCTGGAAAGGATTTATCTATAACTATTCAGGCATGGATTAAAGATATTGGAAACTATCCTCACGGTTCTATTAATCTGAAAGCTGATAGAAAAAAACAATCTACTAGAATGATTAAATTAGAATGCCAATGTGGATTTATTGCTAGATGTTCTAACGGTGCAATAAATAAATATGGCTTGCCTTATCATTGCGATATGGAAATGGATATCGTTTAAACACTCAAGGATAATCAAGCCCCAAATAAGGGGCTTTTTTATTGTCTGAAATATATGTAAATCAGTTACATGCTATTCACTAATCAAGTATAATCCGAATCATAAGGCATAACTCCGCCTATATAATCCCAAATCTATTTAAACACTATTTAAACGCCTATTATGAGCCTATTAAAAGGCTTTAATAGTATGACCTCAAAGAATAATTAAATCGCTTACAACGGCTTAAAATCAACGGGTTAGATTGATAGAGGGTTAATTTAGCGGATAATATGAGTTAAAAGGCTATTGTAGCCCCCTACAAGGCTCATGGTGAGGACTTTGAAAGTATTTGAGGGGATAGTATCAAAAGAATATATAATCGCTCTATGAGCTTTAAAATGGCTTGATAATAGTTATCAACAACCAAAGGAATAAAAGAGTTTATACAATGAATAATAATAGTAATGAAATCAATGAGTTAGATAGTAATGACCAGGAGTTATCCACAGATAAGCCTAGCTTATCAGCTCAAGAGCCAGTCATAGCAAGGGATTCGGAAGTTGTGCCTAAAAGAAAGGCAGGTAGACCCCGACATCTTGTTTTAGCGACCACCCAAAATGAGGTTTATGAATTATCTAAAGTAGGTACTAGGCATGAAGATATCGCCACTCTAATAAATGTATCTGTTGACACATTGACAAAGTATTACAAGAAGCAGCTAGACAGAGGAAGGATAGAAGCTAACGCAGCAGTAGCTGGAACAATGTATTCTAAAGCAATGACAGGTGATGTTGGTGCGATGATGTTCTGGTTAAAGACTCAAGCACAGTGGAGTGAAAAAAATACCACAGAATTAACTGGAGAAGGGGGTAGCCCTATTAACATCAAAGTCATTACGGGCATAGATTAAAAACCCCATTTGCAAATTTTTGCGATATATTTTTTTGACGTTTTTATACTCTTCTATACTCTACTCTTCTCTTCTCTAGTATATACCAAGACTATACACTGTATATACACTGTATATACCAACTCGTAAACACTGATAAACACAGGGAATGACTATGAACGAAGAAGCTTTAAGACGACTTATTCAACAAATAACAGGCGGTGGTGTAGGTAATGTATCTAACCAGGAACAAGCTATGTTTGCTAACGCATCTAATGCTTTAAGCGGGCAAGGAAATAAACAATATATAAAAGAGATTATGGATATGCAAAATAATGCTCCTAATGGTGGTGTAGGAAACGTATCTAACAACGAATTAGCAAGATTCCAAGAAGCTCAAAGAAATAACTATATGAATGAGGTTATGGGTATGCGAAATAATGCTCCCACAGGCGGAATAGGCAATATATCTCAAGCAGAGTTAATGCGATTGATTACCAGTCCATCGCAAGTAAGTTCTGGTGACCCAGACGGAATGACTGCACCTATTATGCAATTATCTCCTGAAGAGATAGCAGCAAGACAAGCAGCTTATGCACAGCAGCAAGCACGACAGCAAATGATGCAGCAATTAAATGGTGAGCAAATGCAGCAACTTGATGATTCTTTATTTGACCAAATGGTAAGACAAGGGATGGGTAGATAGTCATGCTAAAAAAACTAGCAAATTGGCTTGGACACTCTTGGAATGTTTTAGGTTCTGATAATGAAGATAGATGGGTAGAGCTAGATGACTTTGGTCACTGGGAATACCAAGTTACTAAAGGTACGGGCGGCAAAAAAGTGCACTTCTATGTAACGGTTACCGAAACAGACCAACCACTAGACTCTGGTAGGATGTGGAGCGTAGAGTTTGATTCTAGTTGCGACAACCAACACAAATCCGCTATCATTGAAACAGGAGAAAAGCACGAGTTCTCTGTAAACACGAATTTTTGGTCAGACACTAACTTTACCTTTAAGATAACTTCTACTAAAGGTGATGCAGATAGAAATATTCTTGTACATTTGGTAACAAAAACAACTTCATAATGTGGTCCTGTCATATATACTGGGGCTTCGGATTTGGCTTTGAGTTTTATGAAGCAGAAATGGAGTTTGAGGACGGTTCAAAAGACCCGATATCATATCTTTTAATTAACATAGGACCGATAAGGATACAACGTGGAGAGTACATCTGAACCAGAGCCAAAAGCTCACGAGGATAAACTTGAAGAACTAAAGAGGTGGTTTGAAGCAATAGGAGATTGTGTATGAGTTTATATGAAAACATAAACAAACGAAAGAAGGCAGGTACTAGCAGAACTAAAAAGAAGTCTACTGTTACCAAAGCTGCTTACGCAAATATGAAGGCAGGTTTCCCTAAAAAGAAAAAGAAGAAAGCATAATGGCTATTAAAAAAGGTAGTGAAACATTTAGTGGTTACAACAAGCCTAAACGTACTCCTGGACACAAGACAAAGTCACACGCTGTACTAGCAAAAGAAGGTGATAAAGAAAAACTGATACGATTTGGGCAACAAGGTGTGTCAGGTGATAAAAAGAAAACAACAAGAAGCGACTCATTTAAAGCAAGACACGCAAAGAATATAGCAAAAGGTAAGATGTCAGCAGCCTACTGGGCTAACAAAGTTAAATGGTAGATAAAGA